TCATATTGAAGCTCGTCATGGACGAACGCCAATTGATGAGTGTGGACATTGTGTTGTACTGCTTCATTAGCAATACACATCCATCGTTTGGCAATTACGCCAGCACTACATTGGAGGAGATAGTTTAAAGCTTTGTGTGGGCTATCGACTAAGACCTTTCGTCCGTCAATTGCCAACAGCCACCCATTAGTAGCCTTAGCTGAAACCGCTGCCAGTAAGTCAGCGAGTCCATCGATTGCAGATACGAAAGCTTTTCTAATTTCTTGTCCCTTTTTACTGGCTTTCGAGGGTTGTAGAGAGTTATCATAACTCAGTCCTAATTTGAGGTTTCCCGCTCCATACAAGAAGGCATATGTGACAGTCTTTACTTGTCGGCGGGTGATCCCTATTTTGTCAGCGTTAACTTGATGAATATCATCATTTAGTAATATGTCGGCATATCGACCTCCGTCATACCTACCTAAGTAATGCGCAAGCATTCTCAGTTCTATTCCGCTTAAATCCGCTCCAACCATAGTCATACCAGGGGATGCGGTAAATAGTTCTCTAAATTCTTTATCAGCTGGAACTTGCCCTAAATTTGGTTTACGATGAGCACATCTAAATGTGTTCGTACTAACCGAGCAATGGTGATGTATCCGACCTTCAGTCGTAACAAGCCTGTTCCAAGCGTTCACGCCTTCGGATATCATTCCAAGCTTCTTCTTTATCGTCAAACATTTCGCACATAGTTTGGAGAAGGGTATATCTATCTCCGTCAATGTAATCTCGTCTATAATTGGTTTCCCAGTCGTGGTGGTCTTGCTCAATTTGACTTTGAAATGAGTCGTCAGAATCCATGCTATGTGGTCTCGTGATGTTGGGTTAAACTCCTTTATTCGTTGTATTTCACATCCTTCTCTGTATCCTTGTGTTGCGTTATCTCGTTTAGGAGTGAACAACGATCCTGCAACGAAAGGGAATTGTCCTCGAAGTATCTCTTGAGTTTCTTCCATCTCTCTTCTGAGATGTGACTCAAGTTTGAAAGCTTTTGATTCATCAAAATACCATCCATGTATCTCTTGTTCTGTAAGTATTTCTGCGACTTGATGCTCTAACGAACACCAGTCAGGTAAGGGCGGAAGTGTTCGCATAATTTAGTTGTTACTTGTACGTCTTGCACGCAATAATCTTGCATTTCTTGTGACCATTGTTTCCAGTCACTTGTTTTGCCAAACTCTCCTTTATATTCTCCGAGCCTATATCCATATGCTTCTAAAGAATGTCTGCCATATAGTTGTAATGGCATTCTTGATATGTTTCTCTTCTTATCTATCTCCATCATGTTTGGATGATACAGCCTAGATAAAGTAAGAGTATCAATAACATTCCTACAAGGCTCAAACCAAGAGTAAGTTTTCCGAAGAACAGGTAAATCGTAGCCAATAATATTATGACCAACGATGAGATCAGCATGGGTGAGCCAATGCAAAGCTTCCGTGATCGGGTAGGAGTCATCACCTTGATTATTAAATACGAACGTTTCTTCCTTTTGGGAGTCGTATATGGCGATGCAATGTATCTCAGAAACGTCATGTAGTAATCCGTTAGTTTCGCAATCAAATACCAGCATTTGTTTTTCCGACATATGTTTTATCTTTAAACTTTGCTTTCTTTTTTGCTTCTTTTGTAGGTGGGTTTGGTTTTTTTAATTTGTCCAGCTCAGAAGTCTGTGCTGGGATTGAAAATTGGGTCCGTAGTTTCATTGAATTTACAGGTGGTTTTGTCGTATTTCAATTGAGCAGCTACGCCTGTCTCTCCTGAGTATCTGTTCTTTAAAACTCTTAAAGTAGAGACATCATCGGGGTTCTGCTGATCACGCTCTAGAGCTAAAACTGTGTCAGACAATTGGGAAATTGATGCACTTCCTCGAAGCATTCCAATTGATACCTTTTGCCCGTCTTCTATTGCCTTATCTCCTTGCGCTCTTCTTAAGTGAGAAACTAAAAATAATTTAATTCCTGTTCTTTCAACCAGACTCCTTAAGTTAGTCATGGTTTGATCTATCATTCTTCTCTCATCTCCATCTAATCCACTAAGTAATATGGATAGGTGGTCAAGAAAAATTACTTTTATATCCAGTCCGAGAGCCATATATTCAATTCGACTGTAGATAATATCCGCAGATAAACTACCAAAATGGTCGTATAAATAAAGGTTCCAACCAGAGATAGTGGAATCGTAAGCATCTTTAAGGGTGGTGTATTCGTGTTCGCCTAAGTGCAGGGCTTTGCCCACAGCTACTGACATAAGTCCTAAAGCTGTTCGCCTGTTAGATTCTTCTAATGCGATGTACCCGACTTTAGTTCCTGTATTTAATAACTCAGTTGCGAGCTGTCTACAGAATGTACTTTTTCCCTGCCCAGTCCCTGCCGTTATCGTAGTAAGCTCACCGTAACGTATTCCGTGGGTCATAGATTGCAGTCCAGGAAAGGGATATTCGTGATTACAAGGTGGACTGGGAGTAGTTACTTGTTCTAATAACGATTTACAATCAATGATGCCATCCGGTTGATAAGCCTTCGCGTCCCAGATAGCCCTTCTGATAGCGTCTTTGTCATTGGCTTGGAGCGCATCTGACGCATCTTTGTATTGCTCCAATCTCGCAATCTTGACCTTACCGAGCGGAAGTATGGACGCTGCCTGTTCGACAGCTCTTCTTCCGGCATCGTCATTGTCGAAGAATAGTACGATTTCCTCATAGCCTTGTAGTAAAGGTATTTGTTTTTGTAAATCCTTTCTGGCTCCCGCTGCCCCATGTGGTAGCGAAACCATCGGCCAGTTCTCCATCGCTTCATAACAGCTCGCAGCATCTAGTTCACCTTCAGTAATAACAATACGTTTACCAGTACTAGGGAATAAATGCTGACCAAATAGGGTGTCAGTGGAAACTCCTTCATATTTAAAATTCTTTAATTTGTCTTTTGTTTTGAATCCCTTAAGGCATCCAGAGCCATCGAAATAAGGGAAGCGTAAGTGTGTCTCGTCTCGATAGATTTTGTATTTTTCGCAGGTTTTTTCGCTAATTCCTCGTTTTTGCAGCCTTTGGGCTGATCCTTTAAAACTAACATTGCTTTGCATGTGATGAGTATGTAATTGCCCATCTCCAGCCTTCCTAGTATGACAACTGAAACAGAAGGTATGACCGTCCGTGTACACCGCTAGTGCATCGGACGAGCCACAGTCTGGACATGGGTCGTGTCTAATAAATTCGCTTTCTGTCATGTCAGCCAATCAATAGGTATGGCGTGAAAAGCACACCATTTAATTCCATATCGCGAACACCATTTCGCGTAAGTCGTCTTTGATTTTTTACTAATTTTTTTATAGGGGTCTTGAAAGACCATTCTTAAGTCTATACCTGGATTCTCAGCTATTACACTACGAACTTTACGGCGGTCTTCAGGTCGCCAATAACCCTTAGTTTCTAACACAACTCCGTTGGGTAGAACAAAATCAGGTGTGTACTTATGTTCAATCGTATAGGGGAAGCTAGTCCCCTCATACTCATAATCCACACCTAACTCACATAAAAGATCAGAGACTTTTTCCTCTAATCCTGATTTGAACATTAGAAGTCGTCATCAGGGACTGGTGCTTCCTCAGTTGGAGTAACGTTTGGGTCATCAGCTTTAAAGCCTTGTGTTTTACCAAACAATTCTGCTACGCCGTCCTCATCTAAGTCACCGGTATCTACACCAGCTCCTGATTGAATAGACACTACCTGAATCCCAGATAGTTTTAATGACGTACCATAAGTAACGCCATCACGAAGTATGTAAGGTTTTTGATGGAATCCAATCTTAACTTTAGATCCCTCATATACTGGTACATCCTCGTTAGTTATAGGTGTTCCTTCTGTGTCTACAACAGGTGGTCTTTTATCTTCAGCCCAAGAGAACTTAACAATAAACTTACCTTTTTCTACCTCCTCCCATGGAGTTGGCTTAAGAGTAGCTCTCTTTGGATTCTTTAGTTTTGACTCTGCCCATTTAAGACAGTCAGATCTCTCAGCCTCAAGCGCATCAACTATGTCACTACCAACTACTGCCTTAAGTGAATAGCCAAACTTGCTTGGCTTTAATATCGCCTGATAACCCTCTAGGGTTACAGGATCTTTAGTTACGTGTATGTTTTTCATTAACAGAAAAAATAAGTGGATTCAATTACGGATTCCGGTTTAAGGTCTCCAATAATCGGTGGTTCAGTCTTTGCATTAATTGCTTTTGCAAAGTCTTTTAAAAAATCATGCTCCGCAAACAGGTGCATGTATATGTCTCGTACCAATGTGGATAGGTTAGTCATATCTGTAGCTCTACATAGAACTGAATCATGTATAAGAGCTATAGGTGAATTAAATTTAGTAGCACTCAAATGTAATAAGCTTGCGTCTAATGAATGGATTAAGTTAGGTGCCGTGGCATTCTTGTGATGTCTAAGGTCTACGCCCTTCTCTCCATCAATAACCTTTATGCGACAACGACCCATTAAATGTAGTTCAACGTTTTTGTGATCGTATTTCATAAGGCGTTGGTTTACTCTGAAACCAGAGGGAGTTACCCAAGTTATCTCAGTAGCTCCTTCCTTAATTGCATTAGATACTTCTGTTTCTATCCATCGCATAACCTTCATAGGTCCTGGTACGACTGCCTCCATGGCATCTCTAACAGCTTTAACAATTTGCGTTAGTTCATCATTTTCAACCTCAATATCTATATCTTCAAATGCATCTCGAATATATTGTCTATTACTAAAAGGCTTTGCGTTATACGGTATCGTCATCACACATCTTTTAGTTTTCTTTCTATCCCAGTAAGGTCGTAACCTCTCAGGTATATGTTCTAGACTCTTCTCTGCGATTACTTTATAAGCATCTTGAGGTTTATCACTTGGTATAACATTGACCAAGCTTGCTGTGGACTTATCCCTTGCCAACCCTGCCAGTATCTGTAGACCTGAGCATGTTGCATCGGTTGCCACGGGTAAACCAGTAGTAGGTCTATCAAAGACCATACAGCAATGGAAGTATTCCTCACATGCAGCAAGGAATTGAAACGGTTCATCTGCTGCTTCCCAATCTCCTATGTTGTTAATAGGATCTGTTGCTACTCGTTTAATTAACTTTATATTTTCTGGTTCGTTTACCCAAGCTAACCGCTCCTCCATAGTCGCTTTATCGAGACCATAAGTTGTAGCTACTTGGAAAGCTAACCATTTCATCCCATCCTCAGTTATAGGTGCTTCATCAGCAAACCTAATTAAACTTTTTCCAAAGTCTGTATCTTGAGGAGTCAGGAAGCTAGGTATAGGGTAAGCTCGTCCGCGATAATCAAATGACCATGGTATGTAATACTCCTTGTCTTTAAACTCTCTGACACAATTCATTGTCATCCTAGTTCTACAAGAAATCCTCCATTCATTTGCATTTTTATTACGTATGATCGCTTTATCCTTTCTCCATTGTTTCCTATTATCTTCATC